CAGGTAATTAATAAAGTACGTATATAATTGGGAGAAGAAATTCTCCCAATGGCGTACCAAAAATAGGTAAATACTATAAAGTATAAAGGATTAATAAAATGGCTGTTTCATCATTAAATAAATTTACAGTACCGTTAAGTACAAACCAGAGTGCTAGTTCACAAGGTTTGTTAATGCCAAAATTAAAGTTTCGCTTTCGCGTTACTTTAGAAAACTTTGGTATTAGTCAACCAACAACGGAACTGACCAAGCAGGTTATGGACTTTACTCGTCCACAGGTTGCTTTTAACCAAATTGAAATACCTATTTACAACAGTCGTGTTTACCTAGCAGGTCGTCCAGAATGGCAAGCATCAACAATCCAGTTCCGTGATGACGCAGGTGGTCAAGTTGCTAAACTTGTTGGTGAGCAAGTTCAGAAACAGTTTGACTTCATGGAGCAAAGTGGTGCGGCGGCAGGTATTGATTATAAATTTGTTACACGTTGCGAAATCTTAGATGGTGGTAACGGTGCTAACGAAGCAACAGTATTAGAAACTTGGGAAATGTACGGTTGCTACTTACAAGACATTAACTACAATAACGTTGATTATAGTACTAATGATCCTGTAACAATCACAGCACAAATTAGATACGACAACGCTGTACAAACACCAATTGGTACTGGTTTAGGTACATCAGTAGGTGAAGCGTTAGTTAGATCAGTAGCAGGTGTAGGTGCTATTACTGGCTAATTAACAACAGTAATTTAAAAAAGCCTGGCTTAAACCCCAGGCTTTTTTTATGGATAAATACTTAAAACGGATATTTAATTATATGGCAGGCTTATTTTCTAACTTTTTTCAACAAGCATTAACAGGTCCTAACCTACGTGACTATCGCCATGGCCAACGTACCTTTGTTGACAGTTTATATAGATTAAGTCCAAAGTATACACATTTATTTCATGTGTACTTTGATCTAAATCCTAGTGTGGCTTCAGTAACACAGAATGAGCAAATTGAAATAGGTATGATGGCTAAAACAGCAGACTTACCTAAATTCAGTATTACACAAAAAACATATAATGCCTACAATAGAAAAAACATAGCACAAGATAAAATTAACTATGATCCTGTAAGATTTACCTTACACGACGATTCAGCAGATGTTGTTAGAAACTTTTGGTATGACTACTATTCATACTACTATAGAGATGCAGACTATTCAGAAGAAATGTATAGAATGCAACACAAATATAGTCTAAGACAACAAAAGGGATGGGGTTTTTCTCCTAAGGCTGATAGTCCTTATCTGACAGCAATTAGAATTTATAGTTTACATCAGAAACAATTTAGTGCTTATAACTTGATTAATCCTATCATTACTGATTTTGCTCATGGCCAACATCAGCAAGGATCTAATGATGTAATGCAACATGAAATGACCATAGCCTATGAAGCAGTTCAATATGCGTACGGCACTGTAAGTAACGGCACAGTCCAAGGCTTTAATGTTATGCACTATGATAACACACCAAGTCCTTTAAGTTCACTAGGTGGCGGAACAAGAAGTATTTTAGGTCCAGGTGGCTTAGTTGATACAATTGGTGGCACACTGACTAATCTTAACCAAGGCAATTATCTAGGTGCGGCCTTTACAGCACTAAGAGGTGCTCAAACTTGGAAAGGTGCTGACCTTAAAGAAATAGCAACTGGCGAAGCACTTCAAGTTGGTCAAAACATACTTAGAGGATCAAATCCTACTAGTCAATTCTTTGTTCCAACTGCTAGTTCTGTGAACGCATCACAATCAAGAGCAATACCTAGACAAGGTGGCGGACAATCAAATCAAAATGGTATTCCAAACATGGGATCAAGTTTATCAAGTTTAACGAATTTGTTTAGATAGAGAATAATATGGCAGACGTTACTACAACAGGAAATTTACCTCAAGAACAAATAGATGAAACCTCCTCGTTCTTTAATAACTATTTTAGAGACCCAATAAGTGCCTCTCAGTTTACCAATGATGCTGTAGTAGGCTTTTTTGAAAATTATACTAAAAATAAAGATACTGCTAAAGTACTTGCGGCCGCAATATTACGGACAGCAGATGCACAAGGAATAGATCCAATGACGTTGGTACAAGAGTTCCAACAGTTGCAAGGACAAGAACTCAACGCTTACTTAACTTTTATTTTAAATCTTAATAGAATAGGCACAAGTCTATTAGGTATTTCAAACAATCCACAGCAGAGTCAATACATAATCCGTTCAATACTTCCTTAATGTCATGGCCAAATACGCACAAGGAAAATATCAAGTAAAAAATCTAGACAAGTTTGTAGGTAAACGACTACCTACATATCGTTCAAGTTGGGAGTTTGCTTTCTGTAATTTCTGTGATAACAATCCAAGTGTTATACAATGGTCAAGTGAAGGACTAAAAATACCTTATAAGAATCCAGTAACTGGTAAACAAACAGTATATGTACCAGACTTCCTAATAATGTATCAAGACAAAAATGAAAGAAAGCATACGGAACTGATTGAAATTAAACCAAGCACACAGGTCACAATGGAAACAGCACGATCAGTTAAAGACAAGTATGCTGTTGCTATTAATTTTGCTAAATGGGCCGCGGCTGATGCCTGGTGTAAAGCAAATGGAATTACATTCAGAGTAGTCACTGAATTTGATATCTTTAAAAATACTAAGCGGTAAGATATAAGCGGTAAATAATTTACTATGACAAAAAAACTAGAAGAATTATTTAATTTGCCTGATGCAGAGGAAAATACGGAAAACAATGACACCGAAAGTACTGCTAAGGCAACTACATCTATAGAAGAAAATCGTGCATTAATTCAAGAAGTTGATGCCGCCATTGATAAGATTGATGCCGCCTTACCAGGTGTTAGAGATTTAGATTCAAGTGACCAAGAACTTGATGAATTAAGTGCGTTAGCAAAAGAAAAGTTTCAGGACCTAATTGATCTAGGTATGAATGTAGAAGCACGTTATAGTGGACATATCTTAGCAACAGCAGGAACCTTGCTAGGACATGCTATCACAGCAAAAGAAGCAAAACTTAAAAAGAAATTACAAATGGTTGATCTACAACTTAAAAAAGCAAGACTAGATCATCAAACAAAACAGTCTGATGGTGAAAAACTAATTGATGCTGAAGATGGCCAAGGAGTAATACTTGATCGTAATGAGTTATTGAAGCAGATTCTAGGTAATAAAGACAAGTAAAAAACCTAGTTTTAGCATAAATAACAATAAGGAACAAAAATATGAAAACATTTATAGAATATTTACAAGAAAGTCAAAAAACTTACGAATGGAAAATTAAGATTGCCAACAGTGATCCAAATGAATGTATGGATTGCCTAGAAGCATGTCTTGAAGGTTATCATTTAGACAGTATTACAAAACCTAAATCATTACCAATTACAGAAAGTCACATTGATTTTCCAAGTATGAAATCACCTGAAGTGTGGGTACTAGAGGCTGTGTTAAAATATCCTGTAATGGCTGATCAACTTAGAGCACTTATTGCTGAAAGAACAGACATTCCACAAAGTAACATAGTAGTTACTCCACAAAATCATCCAGAAGAACTTTGGAGAAACGGTGAAGGCGAACTTAAAGAATACAAACAAGGTGAAGCAGTACTAGACAAAGAATATGATGCATCTACTAAAGAACAACAAGACGCTAGTAAAGCCTATGCAGAGCGTACTCCTTTATTAAAAGAACTTTCAACTCCTAAAGTTGAAGCAGAAGGAAAAGACGACACTCCAGAAGGCAATGCTGGTAAAACATTAAATGACGTACCTGAAGGAACAGACAGTCCAGTAGGTAGTAAACAAAACGCTATTCCAAAAGCAAAATAAGGATCCTCGCAATGAGTAACAACATTTATGATATTATGGCTAAATTAAACAGTTTAACTACTGAGCCAAAACAAAAAGAAACGCAAGAAGAAACTGTATATGAAAATGTAGAGCCACGTGGCAGTATCATTGAAGCAGTTAAATCTCTTGCTAAAAAATATGAAGATTTTGTTACTGATGAAAACCAACAGTTAGACGAAAGACAATTTAGTGATAAGAAAACTTTTGACCAACTTGCGGAGCCGGGCGATACTTATAAAACTGCGGATGGCGGTACAGTCACAAAGACTGAAAAAGGTATCAAACACTCAGCACCAAGCGGTAAGTATGGTGCAGGCCCGGAAGACGACAAAGATGAACTTGACGAGAACACGTCTGAAAATACATTAGAGGAAAACAAGGAACTTCGTAACCATCCAATATACACTAAAGAAGAAGCCTGGGATCACTATCAGAAAGAACTAGCAGAACAAGAAACAGAAGAAACAGTTGACATTGAAGATGAACTCAATGAAATTAGTCGTCTAGCAGGTCTAGCAGAGAAAGTTGGTGGCAACAAATCACATGACTTTGTTGATGATGTAACACATAAAAAAGACAAAGAAGACTGTGATGAAGGATTTGACCCAGAATCATATGACAAAGAAATTGAATATGAATTTACTGGTGACGACGGTGAACCAGGATATGGACATGTACAATGTCATGTTAACGTAGTTGATGGTCGTCCAGTAGTAGATCCTACATCATTGAAAGCAACATGCAATGGTGATGGTAACAACAAACTAACAGATGAATGGTGCTCAGAAATGGTTGCTCCAGGTGGCTCAGAACATGAAGAAGCACTTAAAGCATGTCAAGAAGAATGCGATGACGAATGGGAATCAAGAGATGTTGACATACCAATGGACGAAGAACAATTAGAAGAAGGTCCTACACGTAAAGATTTTCAAATGGTAGCAGACTTACTTAAAAATATTGAAGACGAAGATAAGAAAGTAGAACTAGCAAATCATCATGCAGATATGTTTGCTAAACAAAATCCAAGATTTGATAAAGCAAGATTCTTATCAGCAGTTGGCTTAAATGAAGAACAAGTAGCAGAAGCATGTGGTGGCAAATATAAAAAAATGTCTGAAGATGATGTAGAAGAAGGCAACGAATTTTCAGGTGCTCTAGCACAGGCTAAGAAAGACGGTAAAAAAGAATTTGAAGTAGACGGTAAAACTTATAAGGTAGAAGAAAGCATGAACGAAGACATTAATGTTAGCATTAACGCTAGTGGCGAAGAAGATGCACTAAAACTTATGATGAAATTGGCTGGAGTACAAGCAGTAGCAGTACAACAAGAAGAAGCAATTGAAGAAGAACGTGAAGTGCAATATGATAATACTCCAGAAGAACAAGTGGCACCAGTAAGTGCCGCAGTCCCAAGTGGCACTGATTATCATAAGTCTAAAAAGCAAGATCCTGCAACTGCAAACAAAGCGGCTAATCCTTTAGCAGAAGATGAAGAAGAAAACTTAGAAGAAGGCCTTTGGACGGCTTATCAAGACATGATTGCAGAAATTAAAAAAGATGAAAACGCTTAAAGATCACTTAAACAAACTACAAGAAAGCACCAACTCTGATGTTGGTGTTTCTTTATCAAATCAACCAGTAGAAGAAGGCTTAGAAGACGTTAAACCAAAAGACGAAGAAGCACGTCAAATCCTTAACATGCTGAGAGTATTCTTTGATGATCGAGAAGGTTATCAAGACGCAGTAGCACTTGACGCTGTAGACTATCTACATAAAAAAGGCCTATTAAAAGATTTTACTAACTCATTACCATACTTTGATGAAGACTATGAAGAGTTTTTAGATTCGTATCCTAAAGACTGGTTAGAAAAACGCTTTGGTATAACAGAAGATTCAGTCAATGAAGGCTATAAAGGATGGACATACTCATCATACGAAGAAGATTATGATGACGTAGTAAAACTATCACACGTTGCTACTAAAGACGGTAAAGAAGTATCAATGGACTGGTCGCCATACAACAAACCAACCGACGAGGAGTTTAAGTTATGGGTTGATTTAGGTATGCCAACACGTAAAGCAGTTAACGGTATTGGTCCACTAGATAAAGATGATTTACTAGCCTTAGCAAAAACTAAACAAGGCACACATGATTTACTAAAAAGAGAACTTGACGAAATTAAACGTTTAAGTGGTTTACCTATCAATGAAGATAAACAAGACACAATGGGTAAACTTGATACTAAAACAAGAATACAATTACAAAAAGCCAAACAGAAATATCAAGCATTGGCTAAAGGTGATCCGTTAGCATCAATGCTTATGGATTTACAACGTGAAGTTGATCGTTTAGATCAGGAAAACGACATTGAAGACGCACAGATTGCCGCACAAGATGTTGTTGATAAAATGCACACTGACGCTATTGCTAAATTAAAAAAAGCAAAGATGAGTGAAGCATTTCAGTATCACGTAGATAACAATATACCTATTAGAGAAAACATATTCCGTCCAGGAAGTGACAAATATTTTGAATTTTTTAACTATGCTAGACAGCAGGTTAAAGAAGGTAACTATACACCAGACTGGGAAGATCAAGAATTGTTAGAAACAGACATTGGTCAAGTAGTTACTCTTAAAAATGGATATAAAGTTCCGTTAGACCAACCATTTGCTGATGATGAACTATCAGAAGCAGAATATCAAGGTAAGAAGGTAGAACTCAATAAACCTAAACGTGGTGGAAGTAAAAAGTTCTACGTTTATGTTAAAAATCCTAAGACTGGCAAAGTTAAAAAAGTGTCTTGGGGTGATACAACTGGCTTATCAGTTAAAGCAAGTAAGCCAGGCAGAGTTGCTTCGTTTGTAGCAAGACATAAATGTAAACAAAAGAACGACAAAACCAAAGCAGGCTATTGGGCTTGCCGTACACCAAGATATAAAAGTCTAGGAGTTAAAGGTGGTCAGTGGTGGTAATAAACCTTACTTTGAAACACGTATAGACAACACTATATACAGACGTTTTGAAGGCACAGTAGAAAACACAGATCTAGTGTGGCATCGTGATGCTAATAATCGTCAAATAATTGTAAAAGAAAGTCAAGGTTGGCAACTACAATTAGACAATGAACTTCCACAAGATCTAATTGAAGGCAACACTTATTTTATAAAAGCAGAGCAGTATCATAGATTAATTAAAGGTCAAAGCGACCTTGTTATAGAGATAATAGAAGAAGAATGAGAGCAAAAGATTTTATTATAGAAAAACGTGTAGGCAAACTATCAGCAGATCAAAAGAGCACTCTAAATAGATCTAACAAATTTGCTACATCAAATGATAGATTCTACGATCTCAATCGTGTTATGATGGCCACTGCTGGATCAGATGGTGTTAACATTCCTGAACTGGATACAGAAAGTTGGGTAGGACGCAGTAACTTATCACAACCATACACAAAACAAGAACAAGACATGGTTAAAAAAGCCTGTAAACAAGTAGGCACTAATATAACCACAGTAGTAAATGACGCAAGTTGCGAGCCAGGCGATACAAATAAATCAAGCCCAGTACCATCAACTAAAAGGAAAAAGTGGAATGGATGAGATAGATGATATTAAACGCCTAGCAGGTTTAACAGGTCTAAACCAAGGTAAACTACAAGAATACACAGGTGAAGGTTCAGTTAAAACAGAAGCCAGCAACCTTACACACACTGCACAAGAAAAAGCAGAATATCAAGCAAAACATAACATTGAACCAGGCACTCCTGAATGGTTTAAGTTATGGTTCTCAAAGCCATATATGACTGGCGAAAAGCCCTGGTAATAAAAAATAGTTTTACCTAATTTAAACTCAGATAAGTACTAGTATGGCAAGAACAGCAAAAGGTACAGATTCTGTATTAGTAAAGAAACCACATACTAAAGAATCTTTTACACAAAAACAACTACAAGAGTTTGCTCTATGTGCTGATCCTGTAACGGGTCCAGAGTATTTTATGAGCAACTACTTTTACATACAGCATCCTACACAAGGTAAAATGTTGTACCAGCCATACGAATATCAAAAACGTCTAATATCAACATACCACGATAATAGATTTAGTATAAGTCTAATGCCTAGGCAGACTGGTAAGTCAACGTCAGCCGCGGGTTACTTGCTATGGTATGCTATGTTTGTCCCTGATAGTACTATCCTAATTGCCGCACACAAATTTACTGGCTCGCAGGAGATCATGCAACGTATACGTTATGCCTACGAAGACACTCCAGATTATATTAGAGCAGGTGCTGTTAGTTACAATAAAGGTTCAATTGATTTTGATAATGGTTCACGTATAGTTTCAGCAACCACTACTGAAAACACTGGACGAGGTATGAGTATATCACTACTATACTGTGACGAGTTTGCGTTTGTGAGACCTACTATTGGTCGTGAGTTCTGGACTTCTATTAGTCCAACACTGGCAACAGGTGGTAAATGTATTATTACATCTACTCCAAACTCAGACGAAGATCAATTTGCTGTGTTATGGAAAGGTGCTAACAAATTAGAAGATGAGCACGGTAATCCAACTGAAATAGGCATTAATGGGTTTAAAGCATTCCGTTCATATTGGAATGAACATCCAGATAGAGATGACAAGTGGGCAGAAGAACAAAGAGCACAGTTAGGTGATGATCGTTTTAGACGTGAAATGGAATGTGAATTTATTATCTGGGACGAAACTTTAATCAATGCAGGACACTTAATTGAACTACAGGGCAAAGATCCTATTGAAACACAAGGTCAGGTACGTTGGTATAAGAAGCCAAACAAAGAGGCTACATACCTGGTTGCCTTAGATCCTAGTTTAGGAACAGGTGGTGACCCAGCGGCTATACAGGTATTTGAATTACCTAGTTTTGAACAAGTAGCAGAATGGAAACATAACAAAACACCAGTACAACAACAGATTGGCATACTGATAGAAATAACAAAATACCTAAGTGAATTTGTATCAGAAACTAATTTATACTACAGTTTAGAAAATAACACCTTAGGTGAAGCGGCTTTAGTTAGTCTTGCTGAAATAGGAGAGGAAAATATTAAAGGTACCTTTCTAACAGAACCTGCTAGAGCAGGTAATGTAAAACGCTATCGTAAAGGCTTTAATACAACTCATAAAAGTAAACTAAGTGCATGTGCAAAACTTAAAAACCTAATTGAAACCAAACGACTAACACTGCATAGTCGTCCATTGATAAGTGAACTAAAAACATTTGTAGCACATGGTACAAGTTACGCGGCCAAGGTAGGGGAAACAGATGATCTAGTAATGGCCACAGTATTAATCATACGTATGGCACAACTGCTACAGAGTTATGTTCCTGAACTAGACAACAAGATGAAAGACAATCTAGACGATTTCATAGAGCCAATGCCCTTTATAATGTTTTAGATAAATAACAATATGAGTACAGAAATTAACAACGTAGCAGAATCCTTATTTGAAAAAATCCGCAGTAGATTTGAAGATGTTAGTTTAGGTGATGAAAACGCCAAGTCTACACAAACTCCTGAGGATGCTAGATTCTTTAACTTTGACTATGAAGTCAACGGCCACAATCACGGTAATATCACAATCAGTCTGATAGACGAACAAGCACTCAAAGTTTACTTTAGTAAAAACATTACCAATGATCTACCTGACGAAGAAAAACAAAAATGGTACGCATTTTTAAAAGAGTTAAGATATTTTGCCAAAAGAAATATGTTAACTTTTGAGCCTAGAGATATTACTAGAAGCAGTTTAAATATTAGAGATATCAAACAGGTCAGTCATGATGACAGTACCTATGATAAAGATGAAGTAGTAGATTTAGGTGAAAGTCGTATGTATGGTAGTAAAAAACGCAGTTACGAAAGTTATGGTCCAGTAAGAATTAAAATTCAACATACCAAGGAAGTTGCTGAGGAAGTTAGAGGCAGTCGCTCAAGAAACATTCAAGCATTGTTTGTTGAAAATGATCAAAGTGAAAGATTTAAACTACCGTTTACTAGCCTAATTGGCGCTCGTGCTATGGCTAGACATGTATCAGCAGGTGGTATTCCAACTGATGCTATAGGTGAACATATTACTAGTCTAGTAAATGAAATGATCACTTTAAGACCTTTTGTAAACGCTATGCGTACTAGAACGTTTGAAGATCAAGAAACACAAGGTATGCTAGAAGCCGCATTTGACTATCATAGACTGTTAAAACATACTCTTAACAAAATGAAAGGCAAAAAAGGTTATAATCAATTTAAAGAAAACTTTAAACCTAGCCAAGTAAAAGAACAAGACATTGATATTAACAATATTAAAGATAAATTTGTAAAACGTGTAATGGATGAGCGAGTAGAACAAGCACTTCCGTTAGTTCATAAGGCATATCAAATGATGAAAGAAAATAATAATCCATTTGCAAAAGAATTTGAATCATGGGCAACAAGACTAAGTGAAGGCACATGGCACATTCCAGAAACAGAAGAAGACATCAGAAAACTAGCAAAACTATTAAGAGATCCAGTTCAGTGTGGTGTTGATGGAGTAAATGGAGTTAATGCTTTAGGTGGACTAATTGGTGATGATTCACTATATGATGACATTGAAGCACTAGCAGAAGTAGATCCAGAAGCAGACTGTAACTCACTTATAGTGTCTTGGTTAGACAACAACATGCCAGAAGTATTAGAACAAATTAAAGAACTAAGTCCAGATGGTTTTGTACGTGATCAAGGTCGCGATAAAGAAGAAAATTACCGTCAACCTGGATTTAACAATCCTAGAAAATACACAGATGATCTTGGAATTATGGGTAAAAATAAAGAAGAAAAACCTAAAGACTGGGCACAGGCAGTGGCCGCAGATGAAAGCGTTGAAGAAGACAAAGAATATGAGTGCCCAACTTGTCAGGGTGCAGGCGAATGGCGAGATGAAGAACATAAAAAACACGATTGCCCAGATTGTGATGGTGAAGGTAAGTATGTTGATGTTGATGATCTGGAAGAAGGCAAGATGAAAGACTTGGCAATGGACCTAAAAGATTTATCTGACAAAGAGTTTGAAGAAAAATATGGCATGAAAAAATCAGATTGGGAAGAAGTAAAAACACCAGGATTAAGACAGGACCCAAGTAAACCAGCATATATTAGTAAAGATCTAACACAAATGAAAGAAGGCGATGACTTATACGAAGCACACGAAAAATTAGAAAAATTAGTAGGACAGCGAGTATATGTTAAGGACAAAGGCCAAACAGGTACAGTAGCACAAGTGTCTAACACACATAGCAACGCACTAGTAGTTGATATGGACAATGGCATGACTACTGTAACGCACTTTACTGATTTAACCAGTGAAGACGACAAACCAAACGCAGTAAAAAGATACCTTGACATGCTTAAGGACGTATTTGATCTACACAAAGGTCGCGGACCAACACCAAAAGGTGGATATCCAAGTAAATCATGGGACACACTAGGCGAAGAAAAAAGAGATACACATTGTTCAGATAAGTGTTGTGGCAGTGATGTAAAAGCAGAAGATTGTGGCTGTCCACCAGACTGTCCACATTGTAACTGTAATGCCAACTTAGATGAAGCAGAAAAATATACACAAGACGACATTAAGGCCGCAATTAAATTAGCAAATAACTCAACAGGCAACATGACTGACGCTACTGATGCTATTGAATCAATAGCAGATGGTTTATCAGATCATCCTGATGTAGCAAAAGCACTTAAAAACGCAAACGAAAGTATAGAAGAAATGGCATCCCTTAGAAGACTATCAGGCTTAAAATAAATTGCTCTACCAACTGAGTAAAGCCACCCTAAGGTGGCTTTTTTTTGGCTAAATTGGTAAAAAAATCATTAAAACCCACTTGAAAGATAAATAAACATACTATATAATATAGAAGTGTTATGTAGTTTAGGCACAAACATTATGGCAAATTATCAAGGAGAAATACCATGGCAACAAGTTTAGCAGAAATTAGAGCAAAGTTACAAGCATCAGAAAACCGCGGAACAGGCGGCAATTCACAAGGCGGCGGCGACAACGCTATCTACGCACACTGGAATATTAAAGAAGGCGACACAGCCAAACTTAGATTTTTACCAGACGCAAACACAGACAATACATTCTTTTGGGTAGAACGTAACATGATTAACTTACCATTTGCTGGCGTTAAAGGATCAGCAGATAGTAAACCAGTTGTGGTACAGGTACCATGTGTAGAAATGTGGGGTGAAGCATGTCCTATTCTTGCAGAAGTAAGAACTTGGTTCAAAGATCCTAGTTTAGAAGATATGGGTCGTAAGTATTGGAAGAAAAAATCATACCTATTCCAAGGGTTTGTGAGAGAGAATCCAATTACAGATGATCAAACACCAGAAAATCCAATTCGTAGATTTATTATTAGTCCACAGATCTTTAACTTGATCAAGGCGGCTTTATTAGATCCAGAATTAGAAAACTTACCAACAGACTACCAAGGTGGTTTAGACTTTATCATTACTAAAACATCTAAAGGTGGTTATGCTGACTATTCAACTTCAAAATGGTCACGTAAGGAATCAGCACTAGACGCTACAGAAAGTGGCGCTATTGAACAATATGGTCTTCACAACCTAAGCGACTTCCTTCCTAAGAAACCAAGTGAAGTAGAGTTAAAAGTTATGAAAGAAATGTTTGAAGCATCAGTTGATGGTCAAGCATATGATTCAGAACGTTGGGGTAATTACTATCGTCCAAGAGGCGTTCAAGTGGTTACATCATCAGCACCTGCTCAAGAAACTGCAGAGTCAAAACCTACAGCAGAAGCAACAACAGCACCAGCAGTTGAGGCTCCCAAAGTAGAAGAAACAACAGCAGAAGCGACTCCTACTGCACCAGTAGAAACACCAGCAGGTGAAAGTGGTAACAAACGTGCTGAAGACATCCTAGCGATGATTCGTAACCGTAA